TTCAAATAGTTCACGGAAATCTTTTGTAGTATATTCTTCTAATGGTTTGTCATCATCAAAAGGTACTAAAGATCCTTCCTCAATCATTTTACTTGCTAGTTCAGCAAGACCTGATTTATCAACCTTTGGTCTTCCTTTATTACCAGCATCTTCTTCTTGAGCAATTAAACTATCTAACTCAGCAATAGTTTCTTCTACTTCTTCTTTCTTTTCTGCTTCTTCTTTAGAAACAGTCTTGTCAAGGAACGATGTGTCTACATTTTCTTTAGAAAACATAGTCTTAGGTTTTTCTTCATCACTGGGCAGCATTACATTTTCTGCACCAGGTAAGCCGAAAAGCTCATCAATATTTACATCTACCTGTTCTACCCTTGTAGAATCCTGTACCTGAGTTTCCTCAGAAATTTTTTCTAATTCATCCATGTTTGTTGGTTTTGTTTATAATTTAATATAAGAAATAAACTTCAAAAATTTATCATCTATAAATTATTTTTTTGCACTATATAGCTAAAACTATTTTTTCTTTTTATCTGAAGATTTTGAATCATATTTATTTTTATTTACTCTAGCAATTTCAAGCTGTTTATTTGCTATATCCTGCTGAGTTTGTAACTTTTGTTGTTCAATATTCATCTTCTGTGAGTGTTTTACCATATCATCACTTTGCTTTTGTCTTTGAACATCCATTTGACTCTGATACTGTTCTGTTTCACGGATCTCTTTCATAGCATCTTTAAAATCAGATTGTTGATTCTGATTAACATCTGCCATAGATCCATAGCCTGCTGCTCTGATTTCTGCTACAGTAATATCTTTCTGTATCATCTTATCATCTCTTTCAGCAGCAGCTTGTATATCCATTTGTTTTTGTTTTTCTTGAGAAGCAAGTTGTTCTTGTTGCATTTGCTGTTGTTGCTGCAACTCATCTTGTTTTTGTTTTTGTTGTCTTTGTTCAGACATCTTAAGTACTGTATCAATTTCTCCAAGAGAGTCAGATTGAATAATTTTACCAAGATCATAAACACTAGCACCAGTTGTATTATTCTGTAATGCCATTTGTTTTAATTGTTCAAGGATAGCTCTATGGTTTGCTGTTGTACTACAGAAGATATTTAAGTCTCTCATTAAAAGATCTGTCCCATCAATTTGGAAATTAACTTTTTCTTCTGCTGAAGTAATATAAGTTAATCTTGTTGATGGTTTAGTTGAATGATAATACTGTGCTAAGTCAGTACGCATTTGGTGCACTCTAGGCATTAAATAATCACAGTGTTGGATAAAGAATACCTCTGTCTGTGCATAAGACGCTGCAGCGGCTTGTTCTACACCTGTAGCTGTCATCTGAGATAGTTGTTGTCCCATTCTTTGTGGGTTCACACCAATTACTTCATATGCTTGTTGCTTAAAGTGATTTGCTAACTGAACTCTTCCCATTAATCTTTCTGTCTGAGATAGATCAAGTTTTTGAAAATGCTGGAAGTTTAATGAGTTCTCTGTGTTTGTAATAGATGTATCCAATGGTAACATCTGGAAGTTCTTCATTGCAACAAACGCTTTAGCATAGTTTCCTTTACCCCAGTCTTCACCAAGTGAATGTTTAGGTAAAGTATTCTGGTCAAGCATAATGATAGTACCAAGTTCATCTACTAAGATGTCAGCAATCTGATTGTTTACAATGTTGTATCCAATCTGGTATGGCTTCATTAGATCAAGTAAAGCTGTAGACTTTGTATTTCTATCTGAGAATACAGATCCTTCTACAGGAAGTTTACATCCATATATAGTAGCATCACCTTTAAATTGAAATCTTAGAGGCCCTATTTTGTGTTTATCTACACCAATGTAGATTGGAGAAAATCCTCCTGGATTATTCATACCCCAATATGATGGGATATTTGGTCCAACCTTTACTCCTCCCCATACTTCATTAATCCAGATCCAGTCAATATGTTCTCCATATACTAAATTATCTTTTGTTTTATTTTTAAATAATCTAGTATCGTATATTGGTTTATCTGTTACAGAGTAAGCTTCACTTATAATTTCTGTAGTTACTCCTCCTTGTTCATTGATCTTAGTAAGATGACCAACTTTCTTCTGAGACTTCCAATATACCTGAGTTACTCTTAATAAGAATGCTGTACCTTGATCGTAGTAGTCTTCTCCTTCTGCAAGAATTTGAGTAATAACATCTCCACCATCAAGTACATTTCCCGCCATAAATGATGTGTACTTTCTATATCCAAGTGATGGCATTTCAGTATTCCACTGGTGAGATTTATTACCATCATAAAAAGTACCGTCATTCTGGTATCCAGAAATTGAATATCCAGCAGATCTAATAGGATATACAGCTTCTAAATCTTTTAATTGCTCTTCTGTCATTAGATATCCAAACTTATCAATAACATCTGATGGTGTCATCATATCTGTTTTACCAATCCAGTTACCTTGAGAAATGTATCTAATATCTGGAGACTTATGATAGAATGTTATAAGAGGATTCCATAACTCTACTTCATAATCATCCTCCATCATTTTAAAATGCCAAAATTCTCTATCTGTAATAAGCATGTCACGGAAAGCTCTTTCTTCTAGCTCATCCATTCTAAATCTTTCTATATCCACTTTATGTTGATGAGAAGCCCATTGCTCAACCATTGATCTATAGTCCTTTGCAAAGAAAGCTTCTATTTCTGGAAGAGTTTTTAAGTTCTCTGTAGATAATTGTTGTTGTACTTCTTCTGAGTTAGGATTTAATCCTTGTTCTAAAAGAGCTGCAGTTATTTTTGTTTGTGCATCAGCTAATAGAGTATCCTCTACCATTTTTCTTTTTTGCTCAAGCATCTCATTATATGAGAACTCATCCACTGCACGGTAAGTAAGTTTAGTTGATCTTTTAGCAAATTCAGCTACTAAGACATTAATAACATTTGGAATAATAGGATAGAACTTTAATTCTAATGCTGGGTTATGTTCCTCAACTAAGTATTCAATAATGTCTTTATATTCATTGTTCTCTTCTACAATATAATCTGTTCTATCAATAATACCTTTTGCAAGTTTATAGTTTTTTAAAAACCTTCTAGCATTTCTACGGATTTGTTTTAGACCTTGCCACTCTAACCAGTCTAAATTCCAAGCAGCCCACTCATCTGTTTTTTCTTTTTTAGATATAAATTGTAAAGGTTGGGTAATACTACCCAATCTATTTTTTTCTACTTTGGCTCCGTTTTTTAACTGTAATGCGTTATATACTTGCATAGTTACTTTATATTTTTAAATGGCGATTTTTTAAATACACTTCCATTAATTAAATTTTTGCGTCCACCCATATGTCTAAATGGACTACTATTTAATTTAAACAAATTTTCTGACTTTTGCAAGTTTTTAGCCGCATCATCCATGATTGTTCTTTTAGCATATCCTCTATTAGATTGCTGAATTCTCATGAAAGCAACCAATGCTGTAAATGCTACAAGTCTATCCACGTTGAGACCTTCTACATATTCTTGCATCTCTTTGATTAACATGGGATCTGGAATTCTTTCTATTCCATATTTAGTTCTTACTATTGTTCCATCTGGTTTTGTTTCTGTATCTAGCTCTTCTTTACAATACTCAATGACATAACTAAGCATGTGAGCTTTAAATAAGTTACCTGTGTTTCTCCAACCATACTCCTGGTAAACGTTAGTATTTGCGCCAAGATCTTTAAGAAACATGATCTGTCCCTTTGGTACAAGATATCTTTGTTTCTTTCGAGATATCATATACTGTATGAATAGGGAAATATTACTTTCTATTAATGCCCATGCATTATACCACTCTATTATAAGTTCTAATCTCTGGTGAGTTTTATTAATATCATCAAATCTACCACACCATGCTGCTACTATTCTATCTTGTTCTAGATAAGTTTCTGTTTCTACGCCAGTTACTTTAGTTACTTCAACTGGAGCTTTCATTACATATATAGAACACAGTGATTCTGAGGTAGTTGTCTTACCTTCTGACACGGGGTCAATAGATGCATAATACTGTCCAAATGTTGGATCTTTAATTGGTCTTTCCCATACAACAAGAGTTCCTGTTTTGTCTTCTAACTTCTTAGATACAGGGAACTGCATAATAGGTAATTTACTAGTTTCCTTTACTGCAGGTTTTCCATTTTCATCATAGAAAATATCTAGGAATTCATATGCATATTCTTTCTCAGTT